TCAGTATTGAAAGTTGTGCCTCTAAAACCTCTAGTAGAACAATTACTAATCTGTGCATTAGCCATGTCGTTGTTCAATACTGAGTTGTCTAGTGCAGCCTTCAACACAACTTTGTTTTGTAAGTCGGTGATTTCTGTTGCTGCGGTATTCAAGTTGGTTCTAATTTGCCCAAAATTATCTCTAAAGCCCTGGCTACTATTGTTTTCGCCCGGAACTGGATAGTTTACATTGATTCCGTTAGTGTTAATTTGTGACACTGTGCTTAATTCCTATTCATATAATCTATTTATCGTGGGTATTGGGTCTGGTTAGGTAAAATTGTTTGACGAGGGAACAGCACATAGAAGTCTTTGCTGTCAGTTGGGTCAGGTACAGGTGAACCACTCGGTAGTGAAGTCCAAGCCGGCGGAACCAAATTGTTGTCAAAGTCGTAAGTATTTTTCTTTTCAACAGTGAATCTATCAATCTTGAAATCAATTTGATTAAGTGTTTGAATCTGTCCTACTGGATTCTTCCAATTGGTTTCTATGTTATTTTTGATTGTTTCTGCAAAGCCAGGCTTACAATATGCGATTACCCAGGCAGGAGTAAACCCTAATGTGTTGCCGTCTAGCTGCTGACTTGTCATCCACAATGGTAAGATGTTAGTGTTATTGACAGTACCCAGCACATCTTCAACTTGTTCTCTCATATTGTCTAAGCTATTAGGATATAGTTGTCTTGCAAAGCCTGGGGTCAAGCTCGTGAAGAAATCAATTTGATCATTCTGTCCGATGTAGCTAGTAAAGATGTCAGTTACGCTAGTGTACCACGGGCCCTGATTTAGCGGAATAAATCTAGGCCAAAAGATTTCTTTGCTAACACTTACGTTCTGAGGATTTACTAAATTATCAATTACTGAGCTATACACAACTTCGTAAATAATTTCGCCTGTTTCTTCATCTCTAGCAACAGCAGTCTTTATTTCTCCTAAAGTCAACTGTCTCCAGTAATGATTTATAGTAACAGCCGCAACATATTCATTAAAACTACTAGCATTAATGCCGAATGCGTGATCATATATTACGCTGGTAGCCTTTCCAAAATTATTATCTTGTGGTCTGTATATCATTTCACTGGGGATTAGTGATTCATTATCTAGTAGCGTTGCTAATAAATCTCTATCAGCAATGCCAGGTGTGCATTTAATGTAAATGTTATCCAATGGATACGGAAACAATTGCTCTACTGATACAGTAAACGTTCTATCGCTAGTCACAACAGTAGGAAAATTAGGAGAAATTGCTCTCACTGTAAAAGTAAAATTACTGATTGCGTTAGCGCCTACTAGGAACTCGTTTGGTTGGAAAGCGATAGTTCCTGCTAACTCACCATTACTAAGTAATGATAGATTCGGAGGAAGTGTGCCCGAAACTACAGAATATTGCAAAGGTACGTCACTTTCTGCGACTATAGTTAATGTACTATCAGTTCCATTAAATACTGTTCCCAAATCCGAGGGTGTTATCCATACTATTTCTCCATTAACATCATTTCTAATGATGAATGAGAAGTTGAAGGATGGCGTAGTGATGCCAGGATTGTTGCGTTTACGAACTGCTACTGAGAATGTAAACTGATTTATATTGTCAGGAGAAATCATTGGATTTCCCGTTACCCAACCAGTTGTAGAATCTCCTATCAACCCTAATGGTAAATTAGCAAACACATATTCTATTACACTATCATCAAAGTCTTTTCCTAATATTTGAAAGGCGAACTTATTATCACTATTGAATCTTCCAATATCAGCTAGCTGTGTCGGCGCATAGGTTTCTCCTCTATTATTGGGAGGAAATAGATAAAACCGATAATCAATGTCATTTACTAAAATATCATAGGTGAGTGGTCTGGTATTTAATATAGTTGGTGTTCTAGTATTAAGAGGTCTCCCAGGGCCACCAAGCGACGACGGAGCATTCTGATTGATGACAGTAATTGAATATGTCTCAAGTGCTTCACCGAATGCAGTTATTAGCTTTAAGGTAAAATCATATGTCTGTATAGTAGGTTGCCCAACTGATATATTGGGTAGTGTTAATATCATAAACCCTGCATCGTTAGTTAACTCATATATAGGACCATTCACCGTCGTAGAAATTGTAAAAGTAGTGCCGTCTATTATGTCTTTAACGTAGTAAGTTTGATTTGTTGCTACTCCACCAAATATGTCACCACTAAAGACAATAGGGCGCCCTGGTCTAAAACCAATCGTACTAGATGCAATCATTGTATTATCTAGTGTGGCTAGTACTGACGCATTCACTGAACCTAAACTAACATTCACAACTGGAGGATTAGGGTAACCTCTGATCAGTCCAAATTCGTTAATTTCTAAACCGGGGGGAAGTCTTCCTTGCACTAGATTTACGAGTGTCGGCGTGTTAGGAATAGGAACGGTGTATTCTATAGGATATTCAACCCAAATACTATCAAACGTAGTTAATAATGTTCCTGCAGGAGTGACGAATTTAGGTGCATCTACTCCTGACATAACAATTGAAAACGTTCTATCTCTTATTTCTTGAGTATTGTCAGTCACTCTAATTGTAAAGGTGTACGTTGTGTTCTCAATTTCAGGTTGCGTATTACCAAAAATTAAACCAACGTTATTTATTGAAACACCCGCTGGCAATTCTCCACTTATTAGCTGATAAGTTAAAGTTGTTGCTGGCGGAACAGGAAATGCAGATAATTGAAATCTTATCGGTGACCCTGAAGCAAATGCTCCTATGTTTCCTGCCGGAGTGTTCCAAATGGGCTGTGCCATATTAATCCTTTATCTACCTTGACCTCTATAGGCTTTGTAGTTTCTGCGCTTGTGCTTGTTCATTGTAGAAAATTTAATTGAAGAACTGTTAAGACCGATTGTAGTCTTGCCCTTAGCTTGGTCACTGAACTTGATTTTAGTGTTACCACTTGATGATTTTGCTTTAGCCATTGTATTACCTTTCTATATTAAGCAAATGTTGCACCGACTGTATACCAGTCAGTAGTTGTAGGAGCAATATATTGCAGTGTTGCTCCTGCTGAGTGTGAATAAGCTGCGTTAGCTGCTGCTCCGTTAATATCTCCGCCTGTATTAGGCCAAACCAAAACAGCATTAGCAGACGTATTAATGATAGTGATTACCATGCCAGGAACAGCTACTGGTAATTTTACCCCACTATTCACTAGTGGTACTACTGTACTGACTACGTTTATTTCTTTGGTAAGAGCAGTTGCAGTACCCTGGGTGAGTCCTAACGCAATAATACCGGTCTCTACTGAACGAATATGATATCCGGTTGCAACAACATTTGCTGCTGATGTATTACCGGTGAATACGCCTCCGGACGCACCGATATTTAATACATTAGCATTACCTGAAGCATTCAATGTGCCGGTTATAGAAAGTGTATGTGCAGGGTTAGTATTAGCAATACCAACATTGCCGGTGCTTGTAACTCTCATCTTTTCAGTAGGAACGCCGCCTTGCGCTGCATTAGCAGTATTGAATACGATTGCGCCAGGTGCTGATCCTGATCCTGATGTATATGTAGCATCAACAATAGAGGTGATAGATGCAGCAGTATTAGCAACAAAGCCATCAAAAGCTAGGAATTCTATCAAACCTAATCTATCACCGTTCTGCACTTCTTCTATAGTATCAATGTTTCCTCTGTATCTATTGAAGGATACTGCACCCGATAGTGCTTCGGTATTACCAAAGTATTGTGGTACTACTCCTGTTCTAATAATAGATGTTACAAAATTAGTATTAGATACATTCAAGTTACCGTCAAAGATAGTAGCAAAAAATCTACCTGTTGTTATATTTGCACTAAATGCTGTATTTGAGTTAAGTGCATAATTGCCATTTGCTGTAGCAGAGATAAATGCTGGGTAGTAAGTACCAGTTGAACGAACGTTATTCAATACTGCCGAAGCATTAGTTGCTGTACCGGCACTCGTTGCTGAACCACTAAGTGTAGCGGTAATAATATTAGCACTAAAGCTACCGTTCGTATCTCTTGCAACTACCTTGTTAGCAGTATTGGTTGTTGTAGCATCAACTGCCCATGTTCTAGCAGTTCCACCGTTAAACGAGTCACCCGTGATATACGTACCGTTAGATAATGTTTGGGTAGTGTTGGCAGTAATTGTACCACTTCCACCAAGAGAGATAGCAGTTCCGTTAACGGTAAGTGAGCTATTAGCCAGTCTTGCTTGTGCTAATGTACCACTTGCAATACTATTTGCGTTTATTGCAGTTATTGATGACCCATTCCCTGAGAAGAAGCCGGCACTTATTAAGTTAGCTCCAGTAATTTGTGAATTAGCACCGGACAGTGTAATATTTCCATTAGCAGCTAATGTTAATCCAGTGAATGAAGTACTTACAGAAGTGATATTAGGTTGAGCATTCGTTGTTACTGTTCCTGCTGTAGTTGCACTTGTAGCCGTACCACTTAATGAACCAACAAACGTTGTGGCAGTAATGCTGTTATTGCTCATATTAGCAAAGATGCCGGTAACTTTTGACAGTGAGGAGTGTGAATTTACTGCTGTAGAAGTACCAGTCAAATAGACAGTAGTTGCAGTAGAAGTGTTAGTTAATACCGCAAATGCATTCGTTGCGATAGCTGCGTTAGTTGCATTATCAGCGGTACCACTTAAATCACCCACAAATGTTGTAGCTGTTAATGAACCATCTGCAATGTTGGCACTATATACGGCGTTTGAATTTAATCCGTAGTTAGCGTTTGCTGTCGCAGATATGAACGGGAGGAAATAAGTTCCGGTTGTTCTTAGCGTGGTAGTTACTGCACTTGCATTAGTTGCAGAGCCGGCGGTATCAGCGGTACCGGCAGTTGCAACATTCAAGTTTGCGACACGGGTAGTTGATGTCACTGTCAATGGAGCAGTACCAACTGCGATATTAGAAATTAATTGTGTACCAGTTATCGTGCCGTTCGCACCCAATGAAGTGAGAGTACCAACGCTAGTGATATTTGGTTGGGCTGCTGTTGTTACTGTGCCAGCAGTAGTCGCTGCGCCAGTCAACGAACCAACAAATGTAGTTGATGTAACACTTGTTAGGCCTGCAACTGTGGTTGTAGTGCTGCCTAAGGCAAGAGTAGTGTTGCCTAAGATTACGTTTGAGTTTGCCAATCTTGCTTGTGATAGTGTACCACTTGAAATATTGGTTGCATTCAATGCAGTTATTGATGACCCATTCCCTGAGAAGAAGCCGGCACTTACTAAGTTAGCTCCGGTAATTTGTGAGCTGGCACCAGATAATGTAATATTTCCATTAGCTGCTAATGTCAATCCAGTAAACGAAGTGCTTACTGAAGTGATGTTGGGCTGTGCTGCTGTTGTTAATGTTCCGGTCAGCAAAGTAGCAGTAACATTTCCTGCGTTAACAGTACCAGTCACTGCTAACCCAACCAAAGTACCGACAGAAGTAATGTTTGGTTGCGCATTTGTTGTGACAGTACCGGCTGTTGTAGCACTAGTAGCTGATGTCGCATTAGTAGCGTTGCCTGCGTTCAACGCATAAGTTGCATTTGCAACAGTTCCTGTAACATTTGCTCCTGAAAGATTTGTAAGTCCTGCACCGTTACCGGTAAACACGCCTGTATTAGCAGTGAATGCTACCGCAGTGATAGTGTTATTCACGTTTAGCGTAGTAAGAGTACCCACGCTTGTAATATTAGGCTGTGCAGCAGTTCTCAATGTTCCAGTAAAGAAGTTAGAAAAAATATTGTTTGAGCCACTAATGTTACCAGCAGTAATGTTTCCAGCAACTGTTAATACGTTTGTGCTGCTATTAAATGTTAAAGAATTACTACCTGCATAAGTTGAACCACCATCATTAAAGATGACTTGAGTGTTTGCGCCCTGTGCAGGAATTAAGGTTGCAGTATCCCAAATTAAGCCGCCACTACCATTAGTTCTCAAAAATGCATTTGCGACCCCGCCCGTAATAACAACATTACTGTTTGAACCTAAATTGCTGACGCCATTAACAGTCAGTCCGGTCAATGTACCTAATGAAGTTATAGATGACTGAACCGGTGATATTACATTACCTGACAAAGTAGTAGCAGATATATTTCCGGCTGACAAGTTTCCTGCAATATCAGCGCCGGTTGAGGTTACTGTTAAGACGTTAGCAGTACCGGCAACACTGACTCTCACATTGCTATTCGCATCTACTCGTACTTCTGAGTTACCGTTCTGAATGAATGATCCTGCGCCTACAGCAATGTTTGTCAACAGACTCCCGTCACCGACAAAGAAATTAGCTGCCGCTGCATTACCTAAATTAGCATTACCCGATGATAAATTACCTGTTACAGCTAGTGAACTGAGGGTACCGACTGATGTAATATTAGGTTGTGCTGCTGTTGTAACAGTACCTGCGGTAGTTGCGCTTGTTGCACTTGTAGCTGCACCACTCAATGCGCCGACAAAAGTTGTTGCGGTGATAGAGTTATTTGATAGGTTAGCAGTGAGGCCTGCACTTGTTAGTTCTGTTACGTTGCCCGTCTCCGCGTTTGCAAAAACAATAAAATTGTTTCCTGTTCCTGTTGCTACATTGATATTATCAGCAACGTTTGCATAGGCAACGTTTAAGTTTGAGACACGAGTGGTACTAGTGACTGTTAATGGAGCAGTACCAGTTGCGACATTTGAAGTTAGTGTGCTTGCGGTTACTGCACCTGATACACTTAAGCTTGTTAAAGTACCGACAGAGGTGATATTTGGTTGTGCCGCTGTTATAACAGTACCCGCCGTAGTAGCATTGCCGCTCAATGCACCAACAAACGTAGTTGCTGTAATAGAGGCATTACCTAAATTAGCACTGATGCCGGTGTTAATTACTGCTTGTGAGTTGCCATTAGCACTTGATGTACTAAATGTTGGGTAAACAGTAGTTGCAGTTGAGGTGTTCTGTAATAATGCAGCAGCATTGGTAGCACTGGTTGCTGCATCTGCAAACCCAGCGTTTGCAACATTTAAGTTTGAAACACGAGTAGTAGATGTCACGACTAACGGAGCAGTACCAGTTGCAATATTGCTGAGCAACTGAGTACCGCTAATATTGCCAGTAGCAATAACTCTACCTGTACCTAAATTAGCAACATTAGCATTACCAGTAGCATTTAATGTGCCGGCGATGTTGGCGCCAGTTCCAGTGACGACCAGCATGTTCGCATTGCCGGCAACATCAAAATTGATATTTCCATTAGCAGGAATATTAATATCTGAATTGCCGTTTGCTAATGCTCCTACAAAGTTAGCAGCAGTAATGTTTCCAGTAACACCAAGTGATGTTAATGTACCAACACTAGTGATATTAGGTTGGGTAGCAGTTGTTAACGTACCTGCTAATAATGATGCACCAATCGTACCGCTGTTAGCATAAACATTGCCCGCAGTTGCGTTACCGGTTACGGCCAGTGATGTTAGTGTACCGGTTGATGTAATATTTGGCTGAGCATTTGTTGTAACAGTACCGGCTGTTGTTGCGCTTGTGGCAGCACCAGTCAAATCACCAACAAACGCGGTTGACGTAACACTAGATAAACCGGCTATCGTTGTTGTCGTTGTACCAAGTGCAAGAGTTGTATTACCTAGGATTACGTTTGAGTTTGCAAGTCTTGCTTGTGCCAACGTACCACTTGAGATATTACTTGCATTCAATGCAGTTAGTGCTGAGCCGTTACCTGTAAAGATACCAGTATTTGCAGTAAATGCTGCCGCAGTAACAGTACCGCTTACGTTCAATGATGTTAATGTGCCAACTGAAGTAATATTTGGCTGAGCATTTGTTGTAACAGTACCGGCTGTTGTTGCACTCGTAGCGGCGCCGGTCAAATCACCAACGAATGTAGTAGAAGTAACACTAGCTAAGCCAGTTACGGTTGTTGTCGTTGTACCAAGTGCAAGAGTTGTATTACCCAATATAACATTTGAATTTGCAAGTCTTGCTTGTGCCAACGTACCACTTGAGATATTACTTGCATTTAGTGCAGTAAGTGCTGAACCATTACCTGTAAAGATACCGGTATTTGCAGTAAATGCTACAGCGGTAACAGTACCATTTACGCCTAAGCTAGTTAATGTACCAACACTTGTAATATTAGGTTGTGCTGCTGTAGTAACAGTTCCAGCCGTAGTTGCGGCGCCGGATAATGCACCAACGAATGTTGTAGCAGTAATAGAATTATTCGATAGATTAGCGGTTAGGCCCGTACTTGTTAGTTCCGTGACATTACCTGTTGCTGCGTTTGCAAAGATTAGGAAATTATTTCCTGTTCCGGCTGCTACGCTGATAAAATCAGCAACGTTTGCATAAGCAACGTTTAAGTTTGACACACGAGTAGTTGAAGTAACTACGAGCGGAGCAGTGCCAGTTGCTATGTTTGAGATAAACTGAGGAGAAGTAACATTAGCAGAAGCAAGAACTTGAGCAGTGCCTAAATTACCAACGTTGGCGTTACCTGTTACTCCCAGTGTACTTGATACTCCTAGCGTACCTGTTACGTTTGCACCTGTGCTAGTAGCAGTAATTCTAGCAGTTCCAGCGACCGCAGTAGTAACGTTGCCTGTGGCTGAGGCAATAGTAATATTGCTGGTACCACCATTTGCTAATATACCTACTAAATTACCTGCTGTTATGTTTCCAGTTACACCCAATGTTCCTGTAATGTTGGCCCCTGTACCAGTAACTGTCATGGTAGTGTTACCAACGGCAGTGATTGTTACATTGCCATTTGCTGTTGCAATATTGACATTGCTATTACCATTTACAATAGTAGTGCCGGGAACAGCAATAACACCCGTTAGTAAGCTACCGTTGCCTGAAAAGAAATTAGCTACTGCAAGGTTACCTAAGTTGGCATTTCCAGAAGATAAATTACCAGTTACACTCAACGCACTAAGCGTACCGACTGAAGTAATATTTGGTTGTGCTGCTGTAGTTAACGTTCCACCAAGTGATGAAGCGGCGATTGTGCCGGAGTTTGCGTAAACATTCCCAGCAATTACATTACTTATTGAGGTAATGTTTCCAGTAAAGCTGGCAGTATTACCATTGATTTGTAAGTTTACATTGACGGTATTAGCAGTTAACGTGTTACCTAAGGTGATATTTGAAATTCCAGTAACGCTTTGCGGCAGATTGATAGAGATAGGCACAGTGCCTTGATTGATTACTGCCAATGGTCCCGGTGTTCCGGCACCCGCAACTAAATCTAATGTAGTACTTTGAATTCTGACTTGTGCAATATTAGCACTGATAATAACATTTCCGGTTGGTGAATTAACCGAGGTGCCAACACCGGCAGTTCTGTTGACCGATATAACTGCTTGTTCTTGTAAACCAGAAAATAACTCAGTAAAGTTTTGTTGAACTTTATCAAATGCTGTTCTAATTGCGTCTGCATTTGGATCATCCGGAAAACTACCAAAGTCAATGTTGCGTTGTGCCATATTAATATTCACCCATTATATTGTATTTATCGTTGTAGATTCATTTGTGCTAGCCAAAAAAATAGCCGGGGATTAGCCCGGCTATTCTTATCATAATGTTGTGCTTATGATTATTTGATTCCTGCTAGCTTTGCAAAGTTTGCCGGAGTATTAGTACTTTCATCGTGAATTCTATCTTCTTGTCCAGCAATGACAGGGATAGTAGTTTGACCGGTTGACTTCTGCTTGTTGAGTCCACCGGAAATTACTTTAGTCATGAAGTCAATATCTTGTTCGAAAGTAGTGTCTGAAACAGTCTTGCCTGGACCAGCGTTGTTAGCCCACTCATCAACTTTTTCTTTATCTGCTTTCTTACCAAAGAACTTAGCTTGCTTGTCGCTCATGCCCTTTTTGTCTTCTTTGTCATCGTGTTCAATGTCTTTAGTGACTTTTTCACCAGCCTTTTCGGCTTTATCATCTTCTTTTTCGGTTGATTCTTCAGCGATAAATGCAAGCTTTCTGAATAGATTAGCGAATGATTCAGAAACAGTTTTACCTTCTTCTTCTTCTTCGTCATCAGATTCGTTCATTTCTTCTTCGTCGCCTGAATCTGCGCCGGCTAGTGCAGCATCTTCTTTAGCTTCTGCATCTTCGTCGGCTGAAGTTTCTGCTTCATCTGAATCGGGAGCATTGTCTTCTGCAACTTCAAATTCCATTTGGTCTTCTGATTCTACTTCATCAACTACTTCTTTTGATCCGCACGAGTGTCCAGCTTCCATCATGCCGCCGCATTCGTTGCAAGTTTCTTCATTAGAAGGTTGATCATAGTCACTGCATTCGCAATCGCCGTCACAGCCGCAATCTTTTTTGCCAGCTTCTTCGTGATTACCGTAAAGCTGTTCTTCATCACCTTCTTCATCAGCATAGTCTTCTGCACCACCGGATTGAATGCCTGATAGCTTCTGCATCAAGCCCATCATGCCATCATGACCGTCAACTACACCGATATCAATTCCGCCTGCGCCAACTTCGTCTGGTGCACCATGTGAAGGCTGAACCGACATAGCACTTGAATGGGTGTCTGCATTGTCATCACCAAATAGACCAAGACCTGCATTCTTTACAAATGCTAGAAGATGTTCTGCTTCTGCATCTTGTGCAGTGATAGTTACTGAGTCAGGTGAGTTTTCTTGACCTTTTGAGATTGATACTGAAAGGCCTTCATTAACTTCTGCGCTTTCGTTTAGCAAATCATTAAGTTGGTTATCCCATGATTCAAATGCATACTCGTTGACTTTAGCATCGTACCCTGTACGATCAGTGAATGTCTTACCACCCACTGAGAACTTGCCACCCTTTGGAGTCTTAGCAAGAGCAGCAGTGAAAGCATTGCCTTCGCCCATTGCAGCATCTGCCATACCACCAACTGTTGCTGCTGGCATTGCAGGAGCAGTTTCATAAACTCCCTGACCATAGCACTCATCTAGGCCTTCTTTATAGCCTTCGTGATATGCACGAACTTCATCTAGGTCTTCATAACGTTTGCCAGAGTGTGCGTGACCTCTTAGACCGTGTGATTTGCCCTCTAAGCGGGCTGCACTGATTCTGTGATTCATTGATTCTTTCACCTTCTTTTTGTTTTTGTCGGCTGCTGCCTTCTTCATTGGTTCTTTCTTGTTACCATCTTTATCTAGGTCTAAGAAGTCTGGCTTAGCTTCTTCAAGTTTACCTTGCTTTGCTAGCTTTGCACGAACTGCACCAGCTACTCTTTCACCTGCTGCTTTAGAACCATAACGCTCACCGGCAGACTTAGCAATCTTAGCAAAGTTCTTACCTGGTTTGCCTTCATCTTTACCTTCAAGAGTGGTTGCACTACGCCCAGCACCTAAGCCAGCTCCCATAGTGTCCACACCACGAGACGATGGGAGGTCACCTTCTTTGACTTTTTTCTTATTCTTGTTGTCAAGCATTCCGCGCTTGTTAGCAGTTGCCCATGCAATATCTTCTGCTTCGCCTTTTGACTTGCCTAATTTCTTTTCAGACTTTTCAATGTGCTTGACCATACGATCAACTTTTGCGCCTTCTCTAGCAAGAACTTTTACCGGCGCTTTGTCACTTTTTGTAACACTAGGTCCCTTACTTGAATCCCACTTTGAATTAGGATCTGCTACATCAGTTGGGTTACCCAGTTTATTCCATGCTTGTGTTACACCCTGATATCTTTTACGCTTTTCTGCATTAACAGGTGCAGCTACGGGAGCAGTTTTCTTTGACATACTATAGTCACCGGCTTCAATATCTTTTGCACCTACTCTTTGTGCTGACTTACTAGGGGATGTAGTAACATCACGACCCATGCGAGGTGTTCCGGTAGGCTCATAATCTCGGCTAAGGTCGCTCCATCGCTCTTTACTTTTAGTTGCATAGCTTCTCAGTGTCTCAGGTGAGAGTTCGTCAAGCTGTTTTTCTTCGACCTTGCCTTTAGGTAAACCATCTTTAGTAACTTTGATCAAACTCTTAGCACCCAAACCCTTAGCTTTCTTCTTAGCTTCTTCTGGAGTTGCAGCTACAAAACGCTGAGTCTTACCATTAGCGAATCGTACTTCGTACTTTTGTCCAGCAGCTTCTTTTTCTTTCATTTGCATCTGACCCTGTTGAGGTTGACCAGTTGCACCGGCTGGAGCAGGCTGACCAGTTTGTTGCTGTTGTTGACCTGTTTGTTGCTGTTGTTGCCCTACTTGTGGCTGACCGGGTTGACCAGGAGCTTGAACAATTTGAACATCTTTAGGATCAAGATTCTTAAGCATGTTTTGTACTGCTGGATTATTGCTTGTTACAAAACCCATACCAGCTTGCTTATTCTGTGGATCTAATACAGGAAGAGGCTTTGCGCCTGAAGGAATACTTTCAGAAAGTGCTTCAAACATATCCTTGAGTGATGCAGCCTTATTAGAAACATTCATCGGAGGAGTAGTTGAATCTTCATTCAGCATTTTCTTTTTAGTAACCTTTGGCGCGGTAGCTTCTAATTCAGCTAGCTTTTGCATGATATCTTTCATCATTATTTGCCTCCCATTGCGCCAGTTTTTGGCTTCTCAGGTCTTGAAATCTTTGACATCGGACTGTCTTTGCCCATTGTTGACATTAGTGTTTCTGGCTTGAAAGGATCAAATGCTGCCGGAGTCTTCTTACCTTCGTAAGGAATGTCAATTGTATTGTCTTTCATTTGGTCTTTGATGCTGTCAAGATAGCTATTGCCATATGCTTTGGCTGCTTCTTTAGCGCCAGGCTGTTCTTCAAGTTCAGTATGGTCTAATACAGGACTATGTGAAGCTTCGTTAGCATAAGCTTCGCTTTCACTGTTGATACTATCATCGAAGTTAGTACTGACAACACGAACCATATTAACGTTGTAGCCAAGCAATTGTGCAATTTGCTGAATCATAGGTTCAGTAGCAGGATAACGAAACTCTGCTTTAATGATGTGAACTGGTTCATTCTTAGCGTCTGGAAAACCATATGGGCTTTTCTGAATAGGAGTTGATACAGGATCAGAAATCTTGATAGGATCAAACTTCTTCAAGTTAAATTTGAACATGTCAAGGAAGTTCTTATCTACCTGACCTGCGATTTTAATAGTGTAATTGTAAGTGTGAACACTCTCAACAATGTATTGTTTTAAACTGCGCATATTGGATCCTTGAATAGCTTTATATTGTATTTATCTTTAATCGTTATTTTTGGGGTTGAACATCTTGAGTAGTTCGTTGCGATCTAGTGACTGGCCTGTACCTAGTGGAGTATTTTCAATTTCTTCAGTTTTTGCCATCATCTTTTGATCAAGCTGTGCTTTCTTCATCTGTAAGTCAAGCATCTTAAGCTTTTTATTAATCTTTGCGGTCTTTGCAGTAATAGCATGTCCTAGCATACTACTTGCACTATTGAAGATTTCAGAACTAAAGCGTGATTCAACCTGCATACCTAAATCCATAAGGTCTTTGTAACTAGCAGTAGCCATATCAGCTAACTCATCCATCTCGTTGTCAGCCGCTTCTAGACCTCTCACCTGAGGTAATGCTGCTTCAATCTTATCTAATGTGTTTAATGCCTTTTCAGTAACTTCTTCAGTGACTTCAGGTAAAGGAATAGTCAGATCGTTCTCGTCAGACGATGCTAATTCAAATAGTTCTTCAAGCTTTTTGGTCATACAAGTATTTAGTTTTACTTGCGACCGTTGTAAAAGATATCATCTTCTGTGATAACTCTAAACGTTAAGCCCTGGCTCTTGCAATATGCCATTGCTGCCGCCCACTTTGCGTGATTGATAGCTACTACCATTCTATCTTTAGCGTTTGCTACCTTACTCTCAATGATACTTTGTTTTTTTGGTTTGATTTCGACAACTTCAGCGACTTGCTTACCAAATCTGTTTTGATATACTACAAAGAAATCAGGAACATAGATTGTGGGCTTACCAGTTAGTGGATGTTTATATGGAATTCGCATTGATTCGCTAGCCCAATATATAATGCTATCATTACTATCACAAAATGTCATGAAAGTAAGTTCCCAACCGGAACGATATTTAGGTTTGTGATTGCCTATGTACTTTTGTGGATTTTTTGGCGTATATATGCCTTGGGCCCACTTACCCATGTTACAACACTACGTTACGTTGAACGGCTTCATTTGGTTTGGGTATAATTCCTACTCCATATAGGGTAGTTTTAGGTCTAAACGTATTCAAGTAATAACAAATTACCTGATTCATCTGCAATTTGTTATTTTTACCCTTAATTGTAGCTAATAAATCTAGAACACTAAACTGTCCCTCTTGTGCAATAAAGAATAACAATGATGCAAAATTATTAGCTTCTTGTTTATTTTTTGAGTTACCTAAAAAGAAAGAATATATAACATCCCAATCTGCTGCGTTTACCCTAAGGGAGTTAGAGTAAAAATTATCAAAAATTCTTACAGTATTTCCCAAAGTTGTTGCAGTGAATATAGCCATAATACTATTTATACTGTGTCAATACCAGCATTGAAGTTTCCGTTAAACGGTGCTTCTACTGGGAACCCAGGGCGAACTTTATTACCCGAAAACTGTACCCCGGCAGTGGGTTCACTGAGTATTGGCTGCGGCGCTTGTCTAGCATCAATAGTAGGTGAGCCTGCAAGACCACTTAGTCCCGGAGTTTGACTTGCTCCTGGCAGAGAAAATAGATTGTTTCTATTTCGGTTAGCTGGAGTATTGGTGATAGCATCAACAAACATACTACCTAATTCAAACGCGGCGGATTCTATAAGATTTGGATTTTTAAGACCATTGTATACTGCATCTGCATTTCGTATAGCACCCAATATGTTGCCATCCTTTAATGATTTGATAGCACCACCTGCTGCATCTACTAATCCACCTCTTCCCAATATAGTTCCGTTTGCTCCCGGAGACATGTTAGGGCTAGGTGTTCTATCGTAATTAGCAACATCACCAAAGCCAGTAACAATGTCTTCAGGACTTCTTCCGTCCAATGCGCCTTGATTGTATACGACTGTTTCATAGTCGATAGTCATTCTATTTTGCATTATACCAGAACCCTCACTATAATTATATTGATCGTGAGAGAAATTAGTAATCATAGGATTAATTAAGGTGTATGCAATAAAATTGTGTTGATTTAACCCAAACACTGTGATGTTTTTAAAGAATGGTATCTTACTGCCGTCTGGGCCAGTTGCGCCACCTGATAGACCCCAAGTGTGATCGTCGCCGCCAGTGGATTCGTTATAAATATTATTGTTGTTGTAGTCAATTATTGAACTGCCGGTATCTTCAAAGAACCTATTATTTCCTCGGTTACCGCGTAGCACTTGGCCTGGTCTAGTACCATCGTTATAATAATATGTATAATATGCTTCCCACATGCTAGTAGTGTTATTTCCATTATCATCATGGAATATTATTTCTACCGGATCATATCTAATTTTGGTTTGAATAATTCTTTTTCTATTATACTGATTAAGTGCTTCTGTTTGCATAGTGAAGGAAGGTAATTTTACTTCCTTTACTAAGATACCAAAATTTGGAGCATTTGTGTATACAGAGTTGTTAAATTCAAAGTAAGTATGAAAAAGAAATTTAAGTTTAGGTGCATTTTCATAAGAGTTAGGCCTAAACGTTTTGGCAGCGTGTTGGTAATCTCTTAGGTAGGGACTGCCGAATAAAGCATCGGCAGCCCCATTTAATAAATTTTCACCCCAATTACCTAATGACATTAATTTGTCCTAATTATTAGGTAGTTGAACCAATACCAGTTGCGATACCTGTAGGACCGTTGAACGCACGACCAACGAAAGTACCAACACCAGTAATAGGTCCGTCTGGCTGACCTGGTGTAGAATTTTGAATTGCGTTATCATAACGAATAGATAGTGCAATTGTTGCTGGATCATTAGTTGCATAAGCTAACTGGTTATAGTTAGCAGACTTGATGAAGCAACCATAGCATTCCCATCTTTCAAGAACAGTAGGAGCAAGAGCGCCGTTACCACCGTCTAGAATTTCAATGTTTGTTTGGAACTTATAGTCTTGACCAGTTGCAGCAGATGCCTGTTCAACAAAGTCAAACTGCTTTTGGATCTGTTGTGCAACTGACTGTGAAACAGTACCGGATGCGTCATCACGAATGTTTACAGTTAATTCACTCCAAGAGTGCTTACCTGCAAGATACATTCTTGAGTTATAAACGTTCAAGGTAACTTCTTCAAATGAGAGGTTTGGTCTTGAACAATCTACTACTTGCTTAGTTAATTGTAGTCCACCATTAACATCAACCCCAAAGTTCAAGAAATTGACTCTAAAGCGGAACTGTAGTTTAGGCATCAACAGACCTTGGTTGCCGCCTGCGTTGTCAGATGCTACGGTCATGTTGAACAATGATTGTGAGGCTGTTGCCATTTTGTATTCTCCTGTTATAAGTATTTATCTTTTATTAGTGGGTACCCGGGGGTACCCACTAACTTTAATTATTGTCCTGAAAGTTCACCTGTGTTGAATACACGAACCGGAATGTAGATGAATTCAACTGCCTTAACAGGCTCAATTGCTACGTCTACCCAAAGCTCGTTTCTGTCAATACGTGCTGGTGTGTTATTTGATTCATCGCAAACTACAAGATAGTCATAGAGACCTCTCTTAGCAACAAGATCAACCATTAGTGTTTCAACAACACCTGAAATCTCTTGTCTTGTCAATGCATCATTTGGTTCAAATACGAACGGTCTTGCTGCAATTGTCAATTGACGACGAATATAAGCGACTAGTCTTGCAACGTTAATTCTATCAAGTGCAGAATTTGATGCAAAGCTTGACTTGTTACCGTAGTTCAATAGTCCATTACCAGTGAAGAATACCAGTGGGTTAATCTGATTCGTGTACAATACGTCACGAATTCCGATATTAGTCTTCATTGATACGAACTCGCCCGTTGCACTGTCAATGTATCCAATGCTTGTAGCATTGTCAATGACACCGCGACGAGTACCAGCTGGGGCAAACCAAGGATACGCAATGTTATCGTTACGTAGAATAGTTCTGATCATCATGTGTGATGGGGGAACTGCTACGAGATTACCTGATAGGTCAGGAGCAATACCCGATGGGTAGAATAGACCCATGTAAGTATTACGAGTTACTAGACCATCTTCACCAGTTGACGTTGCACCAGCGGCATTAGTTGCCCATGCTTGAATTGCAGTTGCATTTTCAGGAAGTCTCATTGGTGTATCACCGATGATGAATCCAGTTTCACCTCTATCATTGTTGAGTACAACCATGTTAGGCTGTAGTTCAGGATAGTTAGGAGAAGCAATCAAGTTGAATGCATTGTCTTCGTCACGTAGAGCAGAATTAGTATCAATTGCCGCTCTCATTGCACGAACAACCATTGCTCTTTGAGCCTTACGACCCATATAAGGAGCACCGTTTGACTGCAATCCAGAAGCACTTACCCATGCATTCTTTTCAGTAGGTAGCACTGTGTCTGGGAATGAAGATGAATTGAAGTAGTTCACACGATATTGCTTAACGTTATATCCAGAACGACGAGTGTTGAATAACAACATACCTGTTGGATATAGTGTGTTATCAGGAGCATCAACGTCTAGATAATTACTAGTCAATAGAGATACAATTGATGGAATCGGATCATCAACTGGGTCAGTTGTTCCGTTTGTTGCCCAACGTGCATCACTAAACAAAACTCCGGAAGAGCTAGTTTGATCACTATTGTCAATTCTTACCCATGCACCGGCGCCATCTACAAGCTGCCAACGATTAATGATTGGATAGTTCTCAAGATCACTTGTATCAATCCAAATATCACCGTATACTAATGCAGTATTGTCACTCTGTACAGTTGGTGCAGAAGCACTTACTAATGGTCCGTTAGGATCAGTTGCGTTAGTACCGCTTGGGAGAGGGAAACCATTGCTATCATAATTGACATTCTTGTATCCTCTCCAACCAGCTGAAGTGTTGACCATGATATCTACTTCGTCTACGACTGAGAAGAACCAATTTGTTAAGTTAGCAGGAGCAGCGACGGGTGCACCTTCATTAGCAGTCA